CGCAGCGTACGAAGAAAACGGCGTCGAGTTAGAAGGCATCCTCGTCCTGCAAGGCGCTCAAGGACTCGGTAAAACCTTATGGTTCAAACGCCTGTGCGATTACAATAAGGGGTGGCTATTGGAAGGTGCTACCTTGAATCCGTCGGATAAGGATAGCGTTAAGCGGGCGGTTAGCCATTGGATTGTGGAGCTAGGCGAAATCGAGTCCACGTTTAAGAAGTCCGACATCGACCAACTGAAAGCCTTTGTGACATCGAAAACCGACGAACTGAGATTACCTTACGACCGAGCCTTCACGACTTATCAAAGACGTACGGCTTTCTACGCAAGTGTTAACGCACGCGAGTTTTTGACGGACACGTCAGGGAATCGACGATTCTGGGTACTCGCAGTCAAAGAGATCAACGTCAATCACGGCGTCAACATGCAACAACTCTGGGCGCAGGTCAAAGAGACGATGTACGTCGCGGGCCAGAAGAATTGGTTTCTGACGCCAGACGAGCGCGAGCTCTTGCATCAGAGTAATGAAATGTATCGTACGCAGTCGAGCGTTGAAGATCTTATCTTGGAGCATGTGGACTTCGAAGGCGAACACAAGGTAGCGGTGCAGATGACTAAGCTGCTGCGCGATTTGGGGATCAAATCCCCAAGGATGCCTGATTTTAAGGAGGCAGCCCGTGTGTTACACGAAAGAGGCATAGAACCGCGCAGAAGTAATGGTAAGAAGATCTATGACTTAGATTACACGGCGGTCGAAGACGATTCGGCTAATATGTTAAATAATTGGACTGATTAAGGATAAGAGCTTGGGGTGTAAACATTTAACTTTGATTAACGATGATTGTAAAAATCATTTGTCTTTGATTAATGAAAAACAAAAGTCTTTGGTGATTTATGATCCACCTTACGATGAGTGGGATAAAGTTGTGCCGGTTGAGTCTTCCACAAAAATTGCTTTTACCTCTCCGCAGAGCAGACATGTGACAGAGGAAGTTTTAGGGAAACCCAGGAGTGAATTAGTTTGGGTTTTCAAAGATGGTAGGTGGGTTAGTAAAAATTTGCCCAGAATCACACACAATTATATTTATGTATACGGAGAGACGGGTGATTGCGCAGTGGGTGATCAGCAAGATATCAAAACCATGAAAAAGGGCACCGTTTCGATTGGTAAAGACAAGTTAGGAGATCGTATCTTCACCACCAAGTCTAGGAAACATTTGAATAGTGTTTTAGAGTTTCCTCGTAACATGAGATCGGGTTCTTGGGGAAAACCTTTGGCCTTGATGCAAAATTTAATTGAGTGGGTTAAACCAGAAATAGTTTTTGATTTATACATGGGTTCGGGTTCTGCGGGCAAAGTATGTAGAGGATTGGATATAAATTATGTCGGCATTGAGATAGATCCCAAGGTATATAATGAAACAAAAAAAGATTTGATGACGAAAGATTTGTTTGATTGACATGATAGAAACAGTGCACAGTACCCTGATTTCGGGTGCGGGGGTTAGATTGGGTGTGTGGTGGATTGTGCGAATGATTGCATATTATTATGAATGTATGTGTAAGTTTGTAATAACAGGGTATAGCAAAGGGTATAGTAAAGATTAGCTATGCACTGTGTGAAACCCTTCTATTATATGGTTTATAGGATTATAAGGGTATAGTGTATAGTGTATGAAAGAGAGTGTTAAGTGATAGCCGTAAGATGGTATTCTTATGGGTTACAGAAAGGGTATTTATAAGTGGCTATACACTGCACCCTATACACTGTTAGTTGAGGAGCTAAGATGGGCAGACCAAAGAAACCAAAAGAAAAAATAGTCGATGCGCCGGTGCAGTTCGATAAGGACGACGAGCACGGCTTGACGGAAATGCAGAGCAGCTTTGTCTGGCATTACACCGAAGGTGCTTGCGGTATGACCGAGGCAGCCAGAAAAGCTGGTTACGAGTTTCCAAGTCAGGCGTCGAATAAATTATTAAACGGCAAAGATTTTCCGAACGTGGTTAAAGCGATCAGGATAAAGCAAGATGAGCTGGCAGAGAAGTACGCCATCACGCCGCAGAAGACAGGGACCATGTTATGGAAAGTCATGGAGAAAGCTTACGAGAACGGACAGTTCAATGCCGCCGTCTCGGCGATTAAAGAGCTCAATCAACTAGCCGGTCTGTCGATTAATAGATCCCAGAATATCAACATAAACGCTAACCTAGAGAAGATGTCACGCGAGGATATCAAAGAAAGATTAGGTCAGTTATTGGGAGCAGAATCCGACACTTACTCGGATAAAGATAAGTAGATAGACAACTTCGTTTTGGCGGTCTCTCGGTCAGAATAAATATTTTGAGAAAAAAAAAGTCAAAGCGTTGTAAGTTATTGATTTTACTAGCATTATCTGTCATATCCTAAGTTATATTAATTTACAACTATGTATAAACTGTGCTCACAGTAGTAACGCGTAACAGATTGGAGTCCCTTGGGACCGGTTTTTTACAGGGATTTGCGATAATTTAGGGACCCACACCCCCAGATTGGCCGGCAGCGTCAGCGACTATAATAATAACTAGGTTTTACACATAAGATCACCAAAAAAAACAATCCCTTTGGATTGTAATTTTGTGCAAATTTTGAGACACTTCTACAATGCCAATCAACAGTAGAAATAAAGGCGCTCAATTCGAACGCGACATAGCAAAAATTCTTAACGGTTTCTTCTTGGACAACGGCATAGATTACGAGACGAAACGTAACCTCGATCAATACCAGCAAAAGGATCTTTGCGATCTCAACATTCCGCACCATGCGGTTGAGTGCAAGTTCTACAAAGAAGGCGATTGGTTAAAATCAGCTTGGTGGCAACAGGTATGCGCCAGCTCCGGTGACGACATTCCGGTTCTTATCTTTAAATTCAACCGCAAACCCGTACGGGTGTGCATCCCGCTATACGCGGTCAATTACGGTTGGCCCAAAGATAACGACAAAGTGTGTATTTTATCCATGGACGATTGGCTGGCCGTTTTGCAAAAGAATTGGTCCGCATACGAGAGGCTTAACCATGAGCTATGAATACAATAAATTCTATTACAAGCCGTTACCCGAATATCTGGAGGTCGACAGCAGCGATATCGAAGGATCCGGAGTGTTTGCTTTGGAAGACATCGACGCCGATTTAGACATCGGCATGACGCATATCAAGGTTCCAATCATTCAAGGCTACATCCGCACGCCGCTCGGTGGTTTCGTCAACCACAGCGAAGACAATAATTGTTATTTAGTCGAAAAACTCGATTGGGACGACTATCGCATCTTCCATTTGGTTACGGGCCGGAAGATCTTGGCCGGCGAGGAGCTCACCTTGAATTATCACATAGACGAAGATGACTGATTTACCCCGCCACGGCGTTACCGGCATGCAGCTGACCGATAATGAGGTCAAACTTTTCCAGAATTACCTTTTGGACAGCGAGTCAGAGGTAGCAAAAGTGCACGCGGGCGACACAGAGGACGAAAATCGGGATCTGCGCGACGCTAAGATTGTCTACATCGACCAACAGGCCAATAATTTGTACCACATTCTCAATAAAATCGCGGTTTCGGCCAATCGCCACTTCAAATACGACATTAACGGCATAGAAAAGGCGCAAATTATCAGTTACGAGGCGCCGAGCAACGGTTATAACTATCATATTGATATAGGACCCGACGGTACGGCCGCTACGCGCAAGATTAGCATGACATTGATGCTTAACGATGCGTTCGAGGGTGGCGAGATATGCTTTCGTTCCAGCGAGAAAGAGATTAGTCGCAAGTTGCAAGTCGGCGAAGTGGTTTTGTTCAGCTCGTTTTTGAGTCACAGAGTCAAACCGGTCACACAAGGTACCCGTCACGTTGTCGTGGCATGGTTTACCGGACCGCCTTTTAGATAAGGATTCCTTGTGCTAGACTTTTTCGGTGTCTGAAACTAACAACATCGACGTTTTTGGCAACTTAAAAGATTTCTTAGGTGGCCTTACC